CTTTTCTATTCCACCCTTAATAAATGTTTCTAAGTCTGCATACTCACCTAATGTTATACTGTCTAAATCAGGATGGAAGCCGTACTCAATACCATCTATTTCAATTATCCTTTTTAGCTTTGTATCTTGCTCTTGTTGTAGCTCTGCTATCCTGCTCATTATAACTGCTACATCTGATAAAGCTAATTCCTTAACTAACTGCTTAGGAATGTTAGACAATGCTGTTATTGTTTCAGTTGCTTCTTTAGTCTTACTGCCTGTTTCAAAATCAATAAGTTTTAACCACTTCTCTAGAGTTACATCTTTCCAACTACTAATCAATTTAAACTCTTTTACCTTACCTTCCTTTTTGACTTTTACTTTCATCTGTTATATAATAGAAATTTGTTGTTTTTAGTTTACTGTACATAATACTTACCTGCGTTTGGATTGTCTAGGTGATAAATAACATTATACCTAATACCGTCAATTGCGTGATTGTAGTTGTCCACATAAAGCTTAGAGCCTTTGTCAGCGTATATATAGTTATTAAGTTCTTTAGCTATGTTCGTACTCTCAGGAGTTATGATTAATTCATAGTCTTGCATACGAGTAATTCCGCTTTCAATAGTTCCTTTCTTTACAGGTTTGATGTTTACTCCTAAATGTCTGAGGTCTGCTATTAGTCTAGGTTCTGCACTATCACCGATAATCAAAGTTTGCCCTACTTTGTCTAATATAATTTTAGCTAATTCATTTGACTTAATACCGTTTTTATAGATATGCTCTTTTAAATATATCTTACGCTTCCTTTTATCAATAGCTACTTCTGTAAGGCTGTCAGGGTCAACACTAAAACCAAAGTCCATTCCACAAGATGTTTGTAAGCCATCAGGATTAAATTCGCCTATACTCCAATTCTCAAATACAACCCCTTCTGCTTTGTCTAACCACCCTCCTAGGATTTTATGCTGATACTTTTTAAAGTTTCTGTGCTTTATGCTCTTAATACGTTCTAGGAAGCTCTGTGAGAGGTTTATTATATTATCTAGATAGCTAGTATGTATATAGCATACATTGTCTTTAAAGCCGTTAAAACCGCCTTCAACTCCTTTGTCCTCAAAAAAGCGTTTATATATCCAATGTTCTTTAGTAACAGGGTTCAATATTAATACTACTCTATTATGTATGTTCTTTTCTCTAATACTTAAATCAATAGTGTCAAATATATTCTCATCAACTAATTCTTCAGCTTCATCTAATACCCAAGTGCTTATTCCCTGTAAAGATTTTAAACTAGCTGTTTGGTTACCTGCTGAGGTTCTAATTCCTCTAAATAGAATGTCTGATTGATTGCTTGTATTTACTACTTCTGCTTTATTAATGCTAAAGACTTCATCAAACCCTAGCAGCCCTATCTTTTCCAAGAACTCAGGAATTATAGACAAGTGAGCTGATGTCATTGTAAAACGAGTAAAGAGTATTCTAATCCCTTTGGTCATAGTCAGTAAAGTTAAAAAAACTGTTACAGCAAAAGACTTTCCTGAACCTCTACCTCCTGTAATTATAAAGTAACGAGCGTCAGATGAAAATAATGGATTGTATTTCTTATTCAGTATCAGTTTCTACAAATGTTATTATAGGCATATTAATAGCTTTACCTCCTGAAGTTATATCTAATTTATTTGTTTCGTTCCAACCTAACCTAGTCTTTGCGGCGTGTATTACAACTGAAGGAACTTTGTCCTTTACACATTCATAATACTTTGACTTAATAAAATCCTGTTGTATGCTTTCTATTTCTTCAACTTTAGCTGCAAATTCTTCATCTTCTTTTAGCCATTTATAGAAGTTTGTTCTTGATAAGTCGCAAGACTTTAAAGCAGTAGTTATTACTCCTAGTGAACTTTCTAAAGCTTTAAGTAATCTCTCTTTGTTAATCTTTGTTCTATTTTGTTCCATTTACTTTTTGTATTTTTCTTCTAATATTACAGGCACAGCATTATTCCACCTTATAGAATGATGTAAGCGTTTGTGTTTATTTCCCATTAAATTTATCTTTGTACAAGATGGAGAAAATAATACAGTATAAAATGATTTTACATAAGTACCACCATCTAAATAAAATTCAGTTAATCCCCCTGTATTTGTTTGAGTATCTAATTGTTCAAGTCTTAAATCACATATTGTTTGAAACAAATCTCCCTTTGTGCCATATCTAACATATGTGTTTACATCTTCATTTATTCTTCCTATAAATTCAAATGGTCTATTTACTGAGCATATAAAAAAGTTCATTGCCTTCCTTGATAATTTCTTTTTAAATACACTGCTATTTTCTCCACCTATAAAATCACCACCCTGAGCAATACATAAAGTCTTTGCGTTTGTTTGTTTGTAGTAACTAAGTAAACTTGCAAACATTTTATCCAAGTTCTGTATTTTTCTTGACTTAGTTAAATAAACCTGATTTTCATCTCTTGTATATCTAAATTCTGTATAATCATCATCAAGCACTAAAAAGTATTCATATCCTAGTTTTTTTGCTATATTGAATACTGCATTTCTTGCAAATACAACCACCCTATCATCTTGAAAATTATCACCAATGTCAAATAGCTTCTCCTGTTCTTTCTTATTAAATACAACTACCTTACTTCCATACATTTCTTTATATACAGGCAACTGCTTATCATCATCTGAACATACAAAATATAAATCTCCTGTATATTTAAATCTTTTAAGTGTTTCGTATGTATATACTTTTTCTGCTCTTCCGTATGTTAATATAAATGTTGCAAATTCTTTACTCTCCATGTTCTTCAAGATATTGATTTGTTATTTTCTCATTTAAAGCTATATAGCCACCTTCAATTGCTTTTTTAAAGTCAATTATAACTAAAGCACTATCTTCCATCAACTCTTGTATCTCCTTACTTGAATGAACATAAAACTCAGCTATATTTTTATAATTAAATACTGTATGCCTATATGCAGCTTTTATTAAAAATTCTTTTTCATCTTTTGTTGCATTAGAAAGTCCTATTTTTTTTATTAGCTCTTTTACCTTATCTTCATTGTAAAGTTCTTCTTCGGTAGGCTTGTCACCTGTTGGCTCATACTTAGGTGTTTCAATCTTTTGTGTATAAGTATTTTCATCTTCTTTTGTATCATCTAGATTTTCCCATACATCTAAACCCCATTCAGCAAGTTGTACACTATCCCATTCATTAGCCAACATATCCCATTCCCATTCTCCAAAGCCTACATTGTCTTTAACTATAAACTCTTTCTTTTGTTCTTCAGTAAGTCCTTCTGCTACTTCAATCCATACTTCTTTAAGTCCTGCTTCTTTACTAGCCTTTAATCTCATATTGCCACCTAATACAATAAAGTCCTCATCAACTACAATAGGTCTGAGCTTTAACATTTCAGGAAATTCCTGTATTGACTTTACTAACTTTTTAAACTTATCGTTTTTAATTATTCTAGGATTGTTGGGGTTTCCCTTTACCTTACTTATCTTAACTTGTTGTTTCATAATGTAGTGTCTTAGTATATAATAGAATTTTTGTTTATTTATTTTATTCGGTTTTACTTCTTATCTTTTCTGTTGCTCCTTCCCAAAGTTTATCTCGTTTCATACTAAGAGTAGGTTCTGTTCTTTTAAGGCTAGGCATTCCGTCTGTTGGTTTGCTATCCATCCATTTACCGCAACTGCATTGAGCTTCTTTACAAACCCACTTTTTATCTCTTAAAACTATTGTAGCTCTACCAACTTCTTTTTCTTCTTTACCACATTCGCAACTATACTTTGTCATTATGTAATCTGTCTAGTTCAAAGTGCAAGTGATTAATTGCTTTCTGTATATCTTGTTCAGCAGGGTTGCCTTCTTTTTTTCCTGCTCTTAATAAATAACTGATTGCAGTTCCTATATTGTAGCTATCAGGTTGGAAGTCCTCAACTACTTTTCTTGCTGAGTAACCGTACTTCTTTCCTGAGTAGTAACTTGGTTCAGGTGTTGCTTTATAATCTAAATCTATTGGTGGCATATTTTCTAGGTTTTTAATTAGTTTCTCGTTCTGTGTCATTTGTTAATAGTTTTAAAAGTTGGTGCGGTGTGTATATTCTACTATCACCATCATAGTTTTCAAAGATACAAGTAAAGTTGTCATTTTCCCAAGTCCATAGACTTCTGACATTCTTTTTAATGTGGCTGTTCAATACCCATTTAATTGTTTTGTATGTTCTTTCCATATCTATTGTTTTAGTTATGAATACGCTAAGGGTTCAGAAAAAAATAAGAAAATAACCGCTTTGTTATTTAAGTTAAGTTTAGCCCTTAGCATATTCTTTATATAGTTTTTTTATT